ACCTATGACCATGTAATACCTAAATCTACATGGTCGGATGACAGAGGGTCGCCAACAACATGGACAAACATAGTAACGGCCTGTATGTCATGCAATAGAAAAAAGGGCAATAAAACTCCATCACAAGCTAATATGCCTATTAAGAATTTACCAACTATTCCTAAAAGAAATGAAAACTACTTGCCAATAGTGTCATATCTAACTAGAATAAAGAACAATATTCCAAACGAGTGGATTTATTATATCCCCGGGTCTTATCAATAATGCCAGTATATTCCTATGCTTGTGATAAATGCAAGCTCAAATTTGAATTATTTTTTTCTTATGCTAAGTATGAAGAACAACCACAATGTTTGGGTTGTGGATCTGATAAGCATACTATTAGACTATATGTTGAAGATGCTCTGACTATCAATACCAGTGTTAAAAAATCAGACTCTGAATTAAAGACGTTGGGAGATTTAGCCAATAGAAACAGAGATAAGCTATCTGATGATGAAAAATTATCATTACAGAATAAACATAACGATTACAAAGAGTCTGCCCCAACAATGAATCTACCCAAAGGTATGAGCAGAATTTCCAAAAGCAAGAAAACACAATGGACAGAGAAACCCCTCAAAACGAGAAGAAAAATAAATGAGAAAAAACGCAATTCATAATATATCTAATATAGATGGAATTAGTGAATATTATACCGTATTAGGTCAAGAAGATTTTGTTGATGAGGATGGTTTTCCAAGAATTAATTCTCCAGAATCAAATAAGGTTTATGCTAAATGTATTAGAAATAAACTTAACAAAAATTTTACTGGACATAATAAGTTTAGGTTCTATATTGCAGTTAAGGCAAACAATAAGCCCTACAATCCTGTTAATGTTAAGGAAATCCCTGAGGCATATGGTTTTGTTAATAAGGTATGCAAGGGCGGTATCAATTTTACAGAAGTTAATCAAAATATTTTTCAAAAATACATAGAATTTCTTAAATCCAAAAATACTAGGTGGTTATTAGATATAGAAAGAGAAGTCATATGAAAACTACAGAAACACATATATTTCAAATAAATAAGGAAGAAACAAAAAACAATAATCAATTTTTTGCTTTTATTGATAATCATGATTTTGTAGACAAGGAAAATAATCCTAGATCCAGTAATGAATTTGACGATAAAACCCTAGCCAAAATTATTACAAGAGAAAATGGTAGTTTGAAGTATATGATAAAAGTTGATCATTTATACAAACCATTCAATCCGGTATCTATCTATGGAAATAAAAATTCATATAGGGGTATGGATCAGACTAGACCATCTACTAAATTTATAGGTGTTAATGTTAGAGCATTTAATGCTTATGTTAATTTTCTAAAAACAAAGAATATCTCATGGCTACATAATACAGAAAGAGAGATGCAATAATGGCTAAACTCAATAAGGCACAAATCTATGCTATCCAATGGCTAAATAGTCAAGGGAAGTCTATAGAAGATATATCAAAAGAATTGGGTGTCACTTCAAAACAAATCGGATCTATTATAGAAAAGCAGGCAACAACAGGAACGCAAGTAGATATACCAGTTAGTACATCTAAGGTTGGCAACTACCCCAATTTAATGATCAACCAGACGTCTGCTAAAAAGAATAAGTCTGTTGCTATTATGACAAAAGAAGCATCAGAAGTACATGATGCTGCTAGATCAAAACTTGTATCTAATAAGAAGAGTATGAAAGGAATTTTTCGTCCTAATAGTGATAACTAATGAATCAATCTAAATATCCATCGAAGTATTCAAATGATAAATTGGTTTCTGCAGCTCAGTATATTACAGAATTGATATGTGAAAAAAAGGCTAAGCTTCAAAAAGAGGATTTGCATGCTAAGTTGGCTTACCAAAAAATGGTCTGCTTATTACCGCAATCAAATTGCTACAGCAAATAAGCTAGTAAAAACTTATAATGCTAAAGCGATAATAAGAGCATTGAATAGCCAGCAAGCACAAAAAATATATTCGCTGCGAGCACCCCATCTAGGTTCTATTATAGAGCAAGAAGAGTCAAAACTTCAAGCAGAAAATACTGAGATTTCTACGGAGCTAGATAGATCAGAAAAAAATACCTACAGACAAACTAAAACAAATACTACATCCATTTTTTCTAAATTACAGGACATAGACAATGGCACTTAAAGAGGATATAGCAAAAACTTTTGGATCTAATATAATCTTATCGGGCAATGCTATAGTTGATAAAGAATCAATTGTAATGTCCGTTAGTCCAGCTCTTGATATGATACTAAATGGAGGCATACCTGAAGGCAGTTTTGTGGTTTTTACTGGCCAACCCAAATGTGGCAAAACAACATCCGCATTAACTTTTGCCGCAGCATCCCAAAATCCTATTTATCAGGGAGATCTTAAAAAACCCAGACACGTTTATTATCTTAATATAGAAGGTCGCCTAAAAAAGAGAGATCTTGAAGGTATTCCCAATATTGATTTGTCTAGGTTCAGCGTAATTGGCTCACAAGAAGGTAAAATTCTACATGCTGAAGAATACTTACAAATAGCAGAAAGAATTATTAATGAAGAGCCAGGATCAATTCTTATAATAGACTCATACTCCGCACTATGTACAGAAGCAGAGATTACTTCTGATATGGATAAAATGCAAAGAGCAGATGGAGCAAAACTATTAGCTAAATTCTGTAGAAAAGTAGCTAATGTTATCCCTGTAAATCGTAATGTGGTAATAGGAATAACGCATCTTATGGGTAATCCTACTGGCTATGGTGCTGAGTTTAAAGAAAAAAGCGGACAAGCAATAGCATACCAAACAGATATCAAGTTAAGAGCAAAGTCTTTTAAGCCATGGACTGTAGGCACAGAGGCTACTCAAATTGGACAAGAAGTAGAATGGCAAGTACTATGTTCTGCCTTGGGTCCGCCAGGAGGCAATATCACTAGTTATATTAGATATGGGCATGGTATAGATAAACATATGGAACTAGTAACATTAGCTTGTGATATGGGTTTAATAAATAAGGGCGGCGCTTGGTATACCTTAGATTTTATGAAGGGAGAAAAAGAAAAACAAAAACTGCAAGGAACAGAAAAAGTTAGACAGTTTTTATTAGATAATCCCAAAGTCTTCGATGAGCTATACCAAGAAGTTAAAAAGACTATTGGAATAAAATGATAGTCAGAGATTTAGACGATAATGAGCACAACTGGACCCTAACAGGCAACTATGCTCATGCACAACAAAAAAACAAGTCATCATTACATTTAAGAGCTAGGACTATACTATCTACTTTATATCCTACATTACAAATCTTGGAAGAAGTACCTATAACTCTACGACGATCAGAAACTTTATATTTGGATTTCTATTTACCCTTAAATAAAACTTGCATAGAAACTCATGGAGAGCAACACTATAAATTTGTAGCCCATTATCACCACTCTATGTTAAATTTTTTTAAACACAAAAAAAGAGATAGAGATAAAATGGAATGGTGTAAGCTTAATAACATACAGTATATAGAATTACCATATAATGAAAAAGACGAAGATTGGATCACAAGGATAAAAGGATATGAACACTAAAGAACAAGTAGACCAATGGGATAAAGTTTTAGATGAATACGAATCCTCTGTAGGACTAGGCAAATACAGCGATGCTCACAACTTTGCCGAGGGCGAACTGAATAATTATTTTACCATGAGTAGAGATATGGTAGAAAAATTAACTCCAGAAGATTGTGCTCAAATATCTTATAGATTGGCACAATATGCTTTTTATATACAACGTACACTGAATCGAGAAATAGCTAGACACAACTGGGCAGAAGAAAGTATTAAGGACTCTATAGCCGATGAAATTAATAATTATAAAGGTTATGGATTTCTAGAAAAATCTTTGCAGGCAATTAAACACAATGATAAAGCCACGAGTCTAAATAAAATCAAAAAATATGCTCAGCAGCGTATGGATAGACTAAGTTATCTGGCTAATAGCATTAAAAATTTATCAGATATTATGTTAGCAGTCCAAAGAACAAAGGTGAAACATGGATCTCAATGAGTTAGCAAAAAACCCGGAACAAATTCAAGCACTAATTACTCTTCTATCCTCATTATTACCTAAAGAAAATGAGGACCAAGATAATGAAGTTGAGGTAGAAAATACCCATAACATCAAAACAAAAAAAGTCAAAAACAGTAAGAAAAACTTTGTGAATAAATTTCTTGCTATGCCAGAAGCAAAAATGCACAAAGAAGACACAGCCATAGATAAACTATTACAAGTGCATCCACCAACAGCAAGACAAAGAAAAACACCATTAATAAAAGTACAATGTCGTGTTTGTGGAAAAAAAGAAACAGTAGCAACCACTCTTGCCACCGAGAGCCGAGGACGCTATAAATGTAATGCATGTTCAACCACTCCGGGCTAAAGTCATGATCGACGATAAATTAATACAATCATTAAATGATGAAGAGAGACAAGTACTATTAAAACTGTTTACTAAAATATCAGAAACAGAATACAATTCATTGTATGGTAGCGATGACATCCATTTTCATGCAGCAGAAAAAGAGATAACAGAAAAAGAACATCTGCAAGATATAGAAAATGCTGCTATTCATCAATATGATGAAATACAACAAGGTGGTTCTGTATTAGATACTCCTGTTGAATTAGTTTTCAATGTAAATTGCGTAGTATATGAAAAAAATCCTATAGGCGAAATAGTTAATCAAAATGATTTATTCATAAAAACATACCATGTGCCTCTAGTAAATCAAAAACAAATCAAAGATTATATTGACAGTTTTTTCAAAAAATTCTCTACATCTCTAGAAAATGTTGCAAAGGAAGTAATTGAGTGACG